AGCGTACCGCGACCTGATAAGCGAGCGTATGAGCCCACGAGGACCGATCCCCGCCCTTAAAATCATCCAGTACGCAATCGCATACGGCCTCGAAAAGGACGCCTTAAAACGCATTGTATGGTCCGTGGACAAGGTATTGCTCGACCATTGGAAGCAGCTGGATGCCTCCGAAAAGGCCAAGCGGGAAAACCAGGCTAAAACCAAAACCCAAAGTGGAGGCCAAAAATGACCGACCGCGTCATACGAATAACCGTCGATTCGAAAGGCGTCGTATCCGGCATTACAAAGGCCGAGCGTAAATTAATAGGATTAGATAAGCAGACGAAACGCGTCGCCACGGGCTTTAAATTAGCCGCTGCGGCTGCGGCGACCCTGGTTGCTAGTCTAGCGGTGCGGGAGGTCATACAGGCCGTTGACGCGTACCAGGGGCTCGTGAATAGGCTCCGGATCGTTACCTCGTCCAGCGAAGAGCTGGCGACCGTGCAAAAAGCGCTTTTCGAAATATCCCAGGACACCCGGACATCATTCGAGGCGACCGCCAGGCTATTTGGCAGCGCGGCTATTGCAGCTGAAGAATTAGGCGCGTCCACGGAGCAGCTATTGCGCCTGACGGAAATATCCGGCAAGGCCCTGGCGATCCAGGGGTCTAGCGCCGCCGAAAGCAGCGGGGCGCTCCGGCAGCTATCGCAATCATTCTCCAGCGGCATTGTACGAGCCGAGGAATTTAATAGCATTCTGGAGGGCGCTTTCCCAATCGCGCAAGCCGCTGCCCGGGGATTCGGCGAGGCCGGAGTATCGGTCGGCAAGCTGCGCCTCCTGGTTACCGAGGGCAAGGTATCGTCGCAGGAATTTTTCGCGGCTATCCTAAAGGGCGGGGAGGGCATCGACGAGCAATTCGCGAAAACCGAAGTGACGCTGGGCCAGGCGACCCAAACTATTAAAAATAGCTTTCTGCTGTTGGTAGGATCGCTCAACGAAACCACCGGGGCTGGGAAGGGCGCTGCCGACGTATTGGTCGGCATATCCGACGCCATCGATGACTTGACCCAGGCATTCACCGGGACCCTACAGCCGCAGGACGAGGTATCGTCGGGGCTGAAGCTAATCGCATCGACGGCCATAATCGCCGGGACGGTGCTTGCCGCTATTGCCGATTCGATCACCACGCAGGTAATCACGGCATTCCAAATCCTCGGCGAAACAATCGGTGCCACGGCGGCGGGCCTTGTAGCATTTTTCACAGGCGATTTTTCTGGCAGCGCGCAAATATTCGCCGAGCTGGGCGCGAGCATAACGGATCAATTCGTCGAGAATTTCACGGGCCTGGGCGAGCGGCTCGAAGAGGACACTAAAGGCGCTATCAATCTATTGACCGAATTATGGGATGAGGGGTCCCGGGATATCATCGCGGCGGCTACCGGCGGTGGCGATGGTGGCGACGAGGACCGCGCAATCATCCCGCCAAATTCGGTGGAGGATATTCAGGAGGCCCGCGACGCCCTGGCCGAATTTCAAGCTGCCCTGCAAGAGCAAACCGATATTTTGACGATCACCCGGGACGCGGGTGAGGGTGCCGCGCAGGCGGTCCGCGAATACAAGGAGGACCTGGAGCTGGCGGCTGCCGCGCAGGAGATATTTGGCGAGCTAGTTCCCACCGAAAAAGTGAACGCGCTGCGTATGGCGTTTGTGCAATTCGGCGAGGAGGCGCTCATAGCGCAAAGGGCGCTCCGCGAAGAAATCGAAGCCGCCGAATTGAGCGCGACATTCGACGAGCAAATAGCAGCGTTGGAAGAGGAAATCATGCTGCTGAATGCCGACAACGAAGCGCTCGCGATCAATGCGGAGGTCCGGGCTTTGGCAGCCGGGGCTACAGCCGAACAGGCACAGCAAATTCGGGAGCTTACGGAGGCGCTGCTAGACGAGCAGGACCAGCTATCCACGGCGAAAGATAGCCTGCAGACATTTTTCGAAGACGCCGCTGGGGCGGCTGAAAGTACATTAGGCGGTATACTGGCTGATCCGATGTCCGAGGGCCTGGACGAGCTGCCGTTTAAATTCGCCCAAACCCTGCAAAAGCTGGCAGCCGATGCCCTGGCATCCGAGCTGTTTGATATTCTCGCAGGCCTCCTTAGTGGCGGCGCGGGCGGAGGCGGTGGTGGATTCGCGTCGTTTGTCGGCGGGCTATTCGGCGGCGGTGCCCAGGCCGGCGGGCAGGTACGAGGCGGGCAGCCAATCCTGGTCGGCGAGCGGGGCCCGGAGCTATTTACTCCACCAGGCTCCGGAGCCATCCAGCCGAACGTAAATATACAACAGGACGCGCAGGCAGCGCCCGTCGTGAATATTATGAATATCACCGACCCGGCAGATATACCCGCCGGGCTCAATACCGCCGAGGGAGAGGAGGCGGTGATTAATATACTTCAACGCAACCCCGACGCCATTAAGCGCGTGCTGGGATAGGAGCAAAGCTATGTTTCACCAGGCCCAGGCCACCGATTACATCGATCTACTCGTCCAGCTGGAGGAGCTGGCTACCAATTCCCACGTGGACGTCATCGTCCTGAATGCCGGCGGGAGCGGATGGGCGGTCGGGGATCTGTTCGACATTAATGGCGGGACCGTAATCGGCGGGCTTAATGCGGTCGGCGAGGTATTGACCGAGGCGGCTGGCATCGCCCTCACCGTCCGTATATTTTCCGGCGGGGCCTATACGGTGTCCCCGGGGGTGGCCGCTACCACCACAGCCATAATACCGGCGGTCGGGATTAATCTGACGGTCGACGCGACTATCCTGGTAACGGGCTGGTCCACCGATAGATCGGGAATAGTGGTAGCGCCCGAGCGCGAGCTATTACTGCGCGGGACCGGGTCCGGAGCCGAGGAGATTTTTATCGGCATGGAAACGAAACAAAACGTCGGCGCTGGCGTGTTTTATTGGGAGCTTGCCGGCGCTACCGGATTCGACAATGGCGAGCCTTTAGAAACTCAGCCGGGGACGAGCCTAGCGAGCCTCGAAACCAACGACCTGACGCTGCCGCTGAATAACGGGATTATCGATTATTTTATCGTGATCGACCCCTTTCATATTAAGCTAATTGCCAAGTCGGGGTCGTCCTACACAAATTTATATATGGGTTTTATTTTTACCTATGCCACGCCAGCCGAGTACCCATACCCGCTCGTTATAATCGGATGCTCCTCAGACCCGAATCGATCCGTCCCGTTTAACAATTCATCGAATTTTATGTCGGGTATGCACGACCCGCTACAATTCGCAAACAACCAGGACGGGCCTGGCGCGATCCGCGAGGTCGACGGCCAGTGGTATCTCCTGGCTAACGCTTTCCAGCAGGGCGCGAGCAAATTCCGGCGGTCGGATCGCGTGATCTGGCCGGCGGGATCGATCACAAATAACGACTCTGTTAATTTTGAACCACAGGATCGTTTCACGGGGAATTTTGCCGCCGACGACGCGTCGGTTTTTTTCGGTGGCTCCTCCGACGTGACGCCGTCCAAATTACTCGAGCCCTCGGTCGATAGCGGCGGCGATATAGCGTTTTTATGGCCGACTATGATCTACCAAAAATTGCCGTCGCAGCAATTTCTCGGCGAGCTAATCGACGTGCATCCCGTCAGCGTTTTCGGTATCGGCGCAGTATCCGAGGACAGCATGACCCTGGCAAATGGCGACGTTTATTTGGTATTTCAAAATTGCAACCGAACGGATACTTGGACATTTTTCGGCATTAAGAGGACCTTTTAAAATGGCTTACCTGACCGGCACGAGCCTCACCATCGAGAGTTTAATGCAGCAGCTTTCGACCTTCCTGCAGGCCAATGGCTGGACGGAGGATTTCGCAAACATCGGCGACCCTGGAAATATGGGCCTCAGTAAAAACGGGATTTTTGTCGCGTTCCAATACACCGAGGCAACCGACGGCGGGACGCTCGCCATTTATCAGAATTTTTCAAACGACGATTCGACGAATGTATGGCTCTCGACCGGCGATTCGGGCCAGCTCGGCAATAATTCCTTGTCGACCACCTTGTTCGATACCGGGCGGTGCATAAACATAGTCGCCGGCCCTCACGCGGCTTTCCATTTTTTCGAGCAGAACGCCAACCCGGCTTATTGCCACATTGTGCTGGAGGTAGACGCCGGGCGGTATCGTCACTTCGGCTTCGGCGAGCTTGAAAAGATAGGCGACTGGCAGGGCGGCGAGTATTGTTATGGTCATTTTTGGGCGCAGAACGTTACACTAATCGATGCACCGGCGGCGGGGTCGCATGGAATCGGAATGGATGGCGGCTCGATAAGCGTGGGCACGTCTAAATATGCGTCGATGCACGTCCGAGACCAGCCCGAACAAGCCGCCGGGGATCGATGGGCGCTGGTTGGAGCCGGGGGTGCTTTCGGCGGTATTGGCAATGATCGAGCTGGCAATGATCGACTGCCTTGTATTGGATCGATTCGCGGCGGGATCATTGCGCCGTATATGTCACAATTTCGGCTCTCTCTATTGACGGCTTTCAAGCCGCTTTTGCCTATCCCGATCCTGGTCTCGGATAACACCGGCGCTCCTGACACGGCTCGATTAATGGGTACGCAGCCCGACGTCCGCGTTATCAATATCGCCAACCTCGACCCGGGCCAGACATTTTTGGTTGCCGGCGAGACCTGGTTTATTTTTCCGTGGGTAAAAAAGCAATTTTTGCTGAATGACACCGAGGAGAGCCACAACGCGGGTCTAGCCTATCGTCAGGAATTAGCGTAAATCGTGGCGAATTTTCCGACAATCGTCGGCTTCCCCGCCCTCAGTATTAACGACCAGGTTGGGAGCCCTTCAACGCTCCGAATGTACGTCCCCGGGATCGGCACGACGCCCTATTGGGACCCGCCGGATAATCCCGTCCCGCTGTCCCGAGCCCCAGCCGGCGAGATCGCACCGAGCGACGGCTCCCGATCAGGCCAGCGCCTCGCGGTTTTTAGTCTGTCGCCGGTATCGACCGCCTCCTCGGCCTGGGGGACGGGTGCCGATGGCATCGCGCTTACCAGGGAGGTCAATCGCCGGGCCCTCGCCAACCCGGAAACAAACCGCCAATCCGAGATCGAGGCCGAGAATCCTGGTGGCCTGGGCCTCGCCGTGGGCCAGGAATGGTTCGAAAAATGCCACGTTATCCCGGGGTCCCTGGCGCTTGGCAATGTACTAAGCAGCCAGGTGCGGACCATCGAATTATTTAATTCATTCAGGCGTCCCATCGAAATTATAACGTGGACCGCTTTCGTCAATAATGTGGGCGCGGGCGTGGACGTTACCAACCTGCCTATATTGCCGTTTATCATCCCGGGCTTCGGCTCCTTTATAGCATTCGTGCAAATCAGCACGACCGGCCCGCCATCAATCAGCGGCACCCTGGATTTTACCCTTTCAGCTCCGACCGCCGCGATCATAGCGGTCCCGGTAACCGGTAACCGAATCACGATATTTCAGTACAAACCGCAGTCCCCGATCCGCGAAAGGCTGCTATTCAAAACGGACATTATCAGGCTATTCGATGGCAAGGAGCAGCGTATCCGGCTGCGCGAGGCTCCCCGGCAGGCGCTAGATTTCAACATCCGCACCGATGACGACCGCACCCGGGACAGTATCAATTCGGTGCTTTTCGATTGGCAGGCGCGGGTATTCGGCGTGCCGATATGGTTTGAATTGAAACCGCTGGGGGCTCCTATTGTGATAGGCGCGACGCTGATCGTTGTCGATACCGCCGACGCCGATTACCGGGACGGCAGCCTGGTTATGGTATACGACAGTGATTTCAACTTCGAGGTGCTAGAAATCGATAGCTTTACAGCAGGCGATATCACCACCAAGACGCCATTTTTTAATGCATTCGACGCGGTAGCCACCGAGGTAATGCCGGTCCGCACAGCCTTTACCGCCCCGCAGCTGAACAACACCCGCTTTTCGATAGGGCCGACCGATTTTAAAATACCATTTGAAACGCTCGATAATGTGGACCTGGCAGATATCGGCCCCTTCACCACCTTCCAGGGGATCGGGCAAACGGTAGCAAAGCCGGTGCTGGATGATTTCAACTTTATGTCCGGGGCGACAATATCCGAGGGCATCCGCAGAAAGGTAATTAAGCTGGACGCCGAAACGGGCCCGCCGACCCAATTTTCGCCGTGGGCGAAGGGTAAGCCGCTGTTCCAATTTGCGTTTGAGGCGAAGGACCAGGCGACCGTTTATGATTGGCGGAGGCTCGCTCATTTCCTCCACGGTAACCAGCTGTCGTTCTATATCCCGACCGGCAGGCGCGATCTAAAGCCCCTCGTGGATTTGGGCGACGGCGGGGCTGTGATTGTTATCGAAAATATAGGCTTCACCGATTTTATCGGGTCGGTAACGCCGCGCTCGGACCTGCTAATCGTCAGGACCGACGGCACCCAATCGCTGCACACGATTTCCGGGTCCAACGTAATCGACGCGGATGAAGAGCGGGTAACGATAGCTCCTGGGGTAACGCCTGCCCTGCCGGTATCCGAGGTGGATCGTATGAGCATATTAACGCTGTCGCGTATCATCAACGATAAAGTGGCCTTCGATCACGAGCGCCCCGGTACCGCCCGAATATCACTGCAGAGTATGGGGGTGCCATCGTGACCTTTGAGGCGCTAGAAACGAGCCGGGAATCCGGTAACCTAATCGAATTTTTTGTATTTACGCAGGGCGTTGTAACGACGCGATTTACCTCGTTCAATCGGGACATAAATTTCGGTGGCTTTACATTTTTGACCACGCAGATTTCGCGCACCGAGGTGCAGGCGTCGGTGGAGGATTCGGTTAACGAAATTAAAATTACCCTGCCCTTAGACAATCCGATACCGCAGCAATATATCAACAACGTGCCGGGGCGGCTGATCGAGGTACAGGTGCTGCGAGCGCACGCGGACGATCCTATCGAGGAGACCCTGTTGGTATTTTCGGGCTTCATCGCCCAGGTAAATTTCGACGGAGCGCTGGAGGCCACGCTTACCTGCTCGCCGAACACCGCTGTATTCAAGCGCGCCGGTCCCCGCTTCAATTACCAGGGGCTTTGTAATCACATTTTATACGACGACGGCTGCAAGGTAGATATCAATCTATTTACCTTCACCGGCAATGTATCGGACGTGTCCGGGCGGGATATTACGGTCGACGGATTGCTCGCGGCAAAGGGCGCGGGCTTTACTGTGTCAGGATTCGTGCGGACCCCGGCCAGCGGGACGGATGATTCCCGGCTGGTACTCGCGCAGGCGGGCGACGTCCTTACCCTGCTTAATGCATTCTCGGTCCCGGTGCTGAATACCGACGTGGACGTATTCGCGGGCTGCGCCCACGATATTACTACCTGCGACGTGAAATTTGCGGCGGTGCTGAATTATGGAGGCTTTCCATTCGTACCAGAGAAAAACCCATTTAACTCCAGCCTCCGCGGTGGGAAATAATGCCGTTTTTCGTCATGCTTTTGACCTACCTGGTGACCTTCCTGATCACCGAGCTGCTGCGCCCGAAGCCGGATATTGAAAACGCGAAGCCTGCTGCGCTGGGTGATTTCAATATACCGACGGCAACCGAAGGCCGGGTCGTGCCGATTATTTTCGGGCGGGTACGATTGTCCGGGCCGAATGTCGTGTGGTACGGGGACCTGGTGACGACCGCGATTACCCGGAAGGTGAAAACCGGGCTATTTTCTAGCACCCGGCAGACGATTGGTTACAGGTATTTTATTGGTCTGCAAATGGCCCTGTGCCGTGGCCCGATGACGGGCGCGGATCGTATATATAATATTCGTAACGACGAGAATCACTGCTGGGGCGAGGAAGCGCCCAGCGCGGATACGCCGGTCCTGCCAGCCGACGCGGGCACCGATCTATCAATAAACCTGCCGGAATTTTTCGGCGGCAATGACGCCGGCGGCGGCGGTGGCCTGATCGGCCTGCTT